GTCAGCGAGGGAATCCGCGTGGCTTTGAAAAAAGTGGTTGACTCATGACGAGAAAGCCGCCTACGGGCGGCTTTCTCATTTCAGAAGTCCGCGCGTCATCTTCCAACATCGTCCGACGCGCGGCGATTGTGGCGCGGTTCTTTCCGCCGATCCTCGCACCAAAGGTTGCCGATCTGATGGCACAGCAGCAGAGCGGAGAATCCGCCTACCTGCAGCAGCGATGACCAGCTAGGCGTGTGACCATCCGCCAGGTGGAACAGGCGTATCGCGGATCCCATCGCGATCGCATGCACCGAAAGTCGGACGGCGAACGGGGCGCACGGACTCATGCGATTGAGCACGGGTTCGGCAAGCACGAGAATCACGATCGATTCGAGCACCGCGGCGATAATCATCAAGTTCTCGATCATGGCGCTACCTCGTCGGCTTTTTTCTTGGCGATGCGCAGCAGGAACGGGCCGAGGATGCGATGCGACAGGAAACCGACGCCGACGGCGAACGGATACTGCAGCTTCTCATGCACGCCTTCCCCCTCCAGCACATGAACGCTGCCGAGGATGGCCATGGCTGCCGGAGTTGAATATCCTGCGAGTACGGAAGCCGTGACACTGAGCGCCGCGCGACGCCACAGCGGCATCGGATCGGCGTAGCTCAAGGCCCAGAATGCGCCCCACAGGCCGGCCAGCATCAGTTCGGGGCGCAGTCCGAGCGATATTCCCCACAGCGATATGCCAGCAGACGATACGGCGGCAACGGCCGCAGATGCCGATGTTGTTGGATCGGTCATGATCATTCACAGGTCTATAGACATGCGATTACCCCGCCGGACAGCCGCCACACAAAGTCGCGCGTCCTCGGGTTCCATCCGGCATTTCCGTCGTGACCAGCCGACCAGCCGACAGACTGCGCATTGATGTTGTCGTGCAGGTTGTAGAAAATCGATTTTGATGTGTCTGCCGTACCGCTGACCAGCGGATCAATCCGCGACACGGACCCGGAATGCTGTTTTATGTTGGAGATCCCAATGTACTGCTGCTGGAAGCCGCCAAAGCTGTATGTTGCCGGGCCAGAGTAAGCGAGCGTCGGCTCTGGCGCTGATATCGTTGTCGTCAAGGCCGCCGAAGAAATCGCCAGTCGATTGCAGTGCAAATCTACGCTGTTGTATTGGTGATTGAACACCTGCCCGGTCAAATCCGGGTGTCTATACCCGTCGATGTCGCAATAGTAGTCCGTGGAAAATGGACGAACGATCTGATTCCACGAGTCCACATGCGTCGCCCATGCGCCCGCCATCTCAACAAACGAGGTTGTAGCTTTGACCAAAACCAGCGTTTCCGATTGGTCATATCCGGCCATCAGCACCTCCTCTTCGCTTTGCGCCGGCGTCGAGATCACATAGGGTCCGCGCACGTATTCGTTCCAGCGCACTCGATACGCTGGAGCGGTGAATCCTCCCGCAGGGAAGTACATATCGCCGATGTCTTGGCGAACATAATCGTGATAATAGACTTCCCAGTAGATATTCGAATATCCGCCCAGCGACGTGTAGCTTTTATCGATCTGCCATTTTTGCGAAATCGAACAGGCCAAGGCATCGTCAACCGTGAGTTCCCACACGCTGACGATTTTGGGATAGCTGAACGATACCCCGTTCGGCGTCAGCACCTGGTAATGGCAAAGAGCGACTTTGTGACCGCTCGGGCTTTGGTTGATCGGCAGAACGGGATTCCACCCCCACGATGCGCCACCGGTGAATCCGCTGACGGCGTAAAAACGTGTTGGAGAAGGAAAGGCGCTTGGGTCTAGGTACCAGATCGGATATTTGTTGCTTCCTGCGCTCGGGGTCCACCCTGCCGGCAATGTCGAACTGTCGGGAGAGGTCAGCGTAAAACTCCCGATCTGCACAGAGCTGCCGACGACGCCATTGATGGTCAAAACGCCGTCGTTGAAGATTTGCACCGTCACCGAGGTGGCTGTCGCCGCCGTGATCTGCGTTGCGCGCAGCACATGCACGACGCCGTTGGCGTAATGCAGCCATCTTGTAGGCCCCACCTCGAAAGTCGAGAGCGGCGAGTAGCGTTTGTTGTCGCCGTAGAGAATGGCGTCCTTGAACCATTGTTTGCCGGCGGCGGCGAATCCTGTCGGCGTGTCCGTGGGAGGGTCTGGAAGTCCATCGATCGCCACATAATGCGCCGTTGCCGAGGTCGGTGTGTTGTATCCGCTTGGCTTGACCGTTCCGGCCGGCGTTTCGATCCCGGCAGATGTCATCCAGCCATGCCACGGCTGACCGAAATGCAGTGCATCGGAAAGGTCGGAACACGCCACGCCGGAAGCGTTGCGCAAATCGATCGGTGTAGGACGGTCCGCAGGAGGAACCTCCAGCGCGCCGAGGAATCCGCCCGGCGTCGCCTGCCCGATGACGGCGAGCTGCGATCCGCTGCTGAGCAACGAAAACTGTTTGATCTGGCCATTTGAGTACGTCAGTCGGTTGCTCAGTCCGTTTTCTGTCGATCTGCGGTTGATACAGGCGGGCGGCGTCCCGGATGTCGAAGGATCGGAGTCAGAAGAAAAAAGCCACTGGAAGGCGTAGGCATCCTGCTGCAGCGAAATAGACTTCATGCGGCGCAGGGTGAATTCCAGCTTCAGCGATCCGGCCGTCGCACTGATCCGGTCATGCCACTCTCGCGTCGACCATGCCGCCTCGCAAATCTGCACCGCGCCTGCCGTTGGCGAGTAGATCGAGGCCGCAGTTCCAGGACTGGAGAAAAAGAACTCTACCAGCGTGAGGTTTGCCAGCTTGGCGGACCATCGTTTGAGCGGCTTTCGAGCGAACGAAAAAAGCCCATCGATCGATACCAGCGCCGCGCGATCCGTGTGCCACTCGCGCAGGGTGTACATGTCGATGGGCTGCCCGGCGCCAATCGGCTTCTCCGTCAGCGGGCTTCCCAAGCAGGCCGGTTCGGCAATGGCGGACCGATACGAGGGCGGAGCAGCAGTTCCCACGCGCGCAGGAATCTGCACGTCGATCGGCACGAACGGCAAAACGCGCTGCTCAAGCGTCGTGACGCCGACGCCGGCAGCAAGCCGCTTGCGCGCGCGCACAAGGTCCTCGATCCGCGTAACCATATCAGTTGGTCGGCGCCCCGCTTACCGCGCTTCCCGTGCGCGTCGGGATGGCCGGCAATGCTTGTGCGGCCGGCAGCACTCCGGGCTTCTGCGTGGTGACGCCGACTCCGGCAGAAAGGCGGTCGAGCGTCGATACAAGCCCTTTCGGATCTTGGGTGTTTTTCGTGCTCATAGCGTGATGGTCAAAATGTCCTCGGGCAAACCAGCGTTGTAACTGCTGGACAGCGCAATATTGGCCTTGTTGCGCTCGGCCGACTCCACGCCGGGGAAGGTCACGGTGATCGTGTGGTCGTCCGATGGCCCGTAGTTGAAAACCGCAGTCGGCGATCCGGTAAGCGCGGTGCTTCCCGGACTGGTGCCGGCTGGCGCAGTGTTCGGCGTGTCGGAGTGCGTGACGCCGACGCCGGCAACGGAAGAAATAGCCAGCGAGAATTGAGTGACAGCCTGCCCGGTTTCCGGCGACAGGACGTGTGCAACGGTGCGCACCTTGCCCACGGCGTGCAATCCTGGCACGTTGATGTCGACCGTCAGCGGCAGATCAAGCGACGGATTGAGCGGCACCGACGCGGTCACGTAGTTGTGGCGGTGACTGCCGGCGATGCGTGTCTTTGCCACCTGGATAAGCGTCTGCATGGCGTTCTGTGCTGCCGTCCGGTTGGTGTCGGCCGTCAGCGTCACGTCTGCCGCCGTCGTGTAGCCCGAGGTCGGGGTCGCCAAATCCATCGGAGGGATGCCGCTTACGTCGTTGCGGTAAAGCGTCATCGAATTCTCGGCGGCGACAACCTGCGGATAGACGCCCTCAAGCGCCCCTTGCAGCTTGTCCGGCAGCGTGCCGACAGCGGCGATGCTGTTCGGCGCAGACACCGTGATGGTGTATTGCTCCTCGATCTGCTGCGCGTAGTCGAAGCTGACAACGGCAGTAAAGCCCATACACAAAAGCGAGTCGTAAGGCCCCGGCGTGAAAGTCCCGATGATCGTATTCGGCAGCGCATCGTAACTGATGCTTTGGATCGTCCCGCCGGCCGCCTTGATGGCCGCCTCAACCGACGAGCGCAGGAGGAACCAATTGCCGGCCGCGACGTGCGCGGCGATCGTGCTGCTCGTCACGTAGCTGTACGTGATGGGATAGCCCTCGGCCTTGACGCGCGGAAATCGGTAGCCGAAATCGATCTCGACCGAGTTGATAAGCGCCGTCCGCGAAGCCAGCGCCAAGCCTGGCGACTCATCAAGAATGTGCGCATTGGTGAAGGACAGATCGGGCGTCCCCTTGGCCGCCCAGGCGGTCAGGCGCATAGATCCGGACGGGTCAAGGTCCAGTGCCGACGCCAGCGTAGAAAGCCGGTCCTGCGCCCGTCGCCATCCCGTTTCCGCCGAATTGAATATCACGTTGCTGTAGTAGCTGCTCGGAATGGCTGCGTCGATGGCCGAATTGCTCATCGCGTCGATTTTGCCCTGCAGGTCGTCGGTGCACAGAATCGCAATTGTCCTGTGCACGAGGTTGAGCGTCGGCGTGTCGATAAGGCCAGTGAAAAGCCTTTGCACGTTGGCCGGCGACCCGCTGGCATTGTCGGCGATGTCGATCGTTACCGATTTCCCTACCCAGTTCGCCACGGCAAATGAGGTTCCTGCGGCCGGGCGAATGGTAAATTCTGCCGTCCGCGCGGAAGATTCCTCGGCGTCGATGCGAATTTCTCCGACCACGCGCGATGACACGTCGCTGCCGTCAACGGTAACGATCGCCGTCCACACGCCAGCCGTGCTCGTGCTGCCGGTCCCGCTATAGGTCGCTGGCACGATTACGCCTCCTCGGCGACGATCGACCAGCCATAAGAGGCTGTCTCACGAACGCCCTGCTCCTTCGGCCGGCTGACGTAGCACTGCAGGAGAGGGTAGTACATGGCATGGTATCCGATTGCCCCGGCAACCGCGTCGAGCGTCGCCACATTGCCCGCCATGGTCGCCGCCGTGATCTGCGTTGTCTGGTCGGCCATCAGCGCAACGCCCCAAGGAACATATCCCGTATCGCTGCGCCTCGCCGCCGGCAGCGTCGCGGACAGCCCGGAGCACACTACGCCGCGCGGCACGATGCACGCCACGGCCATCTGCGCAGAGTAATCGAGCGACGACAGGCCAAACGGCAGCCATCCGCCGCCGGTGATCGTCGTGCGCCACTTCTGCCAGGTGATTTGCTTGATCGCCGATCCGCCGATGGTGCGCAGCGTCATTTCACCGCCGATCGGCTCATAAGTCTGCTGCAGTTCCAGTGCGGCCAGGTCGGGAATCGACACCCCGCCGATGACGATCGTTTTCACCGTCTCGCCCCTTTCTGCAGCGCGACACGCCGGAACGCCACCTCAAGCGCCGCCTGTTGATCTGGCGCCATCGTCGCCTCAAAGCTGCCCATGCCGGGAAAGTTGAACACGTTGGGACTGCCGGACGATGCCGGGGCTGCCGCAGGAGCATTGACCATTCCCGCCGATGCCAGAGCCGACACCCCGCCACGGTTGAGCGTTTCGAGCATGGCGCGCACGCCCGGCTGCGCCACCACGTCAGCCCGGATAACCTGTTCGTATGGATGAACGATCCCGCCCGTCGATCCGGTGTAGCCGCCCTCAGCAAAGCCCGGTGGCGCGTCCGATCCGCCACCGCTGGCGGCGACTGGTTGCCCTTCCTGCACGGTTTTGACCGTTACCGTTACCGTCTTGTCCTGCAACTGCCCGAGAGCCACCAGCGTCGTATTGATGCCGTCGATTGCCTGCTGGATGTCGGCCTCGATCTTGATTTTTGCCGGCGCGTCGGTCAGCTCCTTGATTTGCGACTCGACCTCTTTTAGCTTGTCGGCGAGTGCCTGCGTGCGTTCTTCTTCCGTCTTCGCCTCGCCCTGCTTCATGCGCGCGCGGGCGGTATCGATCTGCGACAGGTGATTGCCGATCGACTCTTGACGGCGCGCTTTCTCTTCGCTGTCTTCCATCGCGTCGACGATTTTCTTCTGCGCCTCAAGAATCTTCTCGTTCGTGTCGAGCAGTTTCTTGGCGGATTCGTTGCGCCCGGCATAGACTGCGACGCTTGCGATTCCGACCATACGGCCGGCCTCGTCGATTTCCCGCCCGGCCTTGTCCTCCCGGTTTTGCCGCACGATCTTTTGGTCGTCCGGGCTGAGCAGCCGTTCGCGCGTCGCCGCCGCCGCATCGGCCCCGCTCTGCGCCTTGTCGGCTGCAGACTGCAGCAGCTTGGCAGCTTCGTCCTTGGCAGACTTTGCCGACCGCACCGAATCCTCAAACGCCTTCTGCAACGCTTGGTGCAGCCGCTGCGCGTCCTTCAGTTGCTCGTCAGTACGTTCCTTGTCGGACTTCAGGATCTCGGCATTCGCTCCCTTGGCCGCCTGCACGCGCAGATCTTCCAGCTTGGATAACTGGATCTGCAGGTCGGTTTCGAGCTTCTTTTTCTGCTGCGCAAGCTTTTCGGCACTGGCGGCGGCCTTTTGGTCGTCATCCCACAGCTTGCGCATGGCTGCCGCGTGTTCGTCGGAAAGCTCTGCATAGGCTTCATACAGGCGCCTGACCTCAGACAGGTTGCCGGTCAGCGCGGCCTTGACCACGGATGCGCCAAATGCCGCCGCCGTCGCCATCTGTTGCCAAACGACAACAAGCGACAGAATGCCCTTGGATAGCCAATCCAGCAGCGTGCCGAAGCCGGACACCGCTTTCGCACCATTGCCGACCAGATACGAGCCGAGCTTGACGAGAGTTGGCAGGAGCTTTTCACCAATCTGAATCTCAACCGACTTGAGGATAAGCCCCATGTCGCGTTGCTCTTCCTTCAGCTCGCGCGTTGCCTGCACTCCCTCCTGCCCGACAACCAGCCCGAGTTCCTTGGCTCGCGCGTTCGCCTCTTCCATCGCCTGCGTAGTCAGCTTGAGGATGCCCATGACCTCTGTCCACTGCCGGCCATAGAACCGCATCCCGTCCGCGTTGCGCTGCGCAACGTTGGTCTGTGCAAGCAGTTTTTGATTGACGCTCGCCATGATGTCGCCGATTGGCTTCAGCGCGCCGGTTTGCACGTCCCTCGTTTGCACGCCGAACGCTTGGAACGCCGCCTCGTTGTGGCTCAGTTGCCGCGTCATGGCAAGCGACGCCGACGTTACCGCGTCCGCATCAAGGCCGATATGCTTCAACGCAACCGCCATCACGCTGGCTTCCTCGGCGGTCGTCCCCATCGCCTTGGAAAGCTTGGTGATTTCCGTGTTCCAGTCGTTGGCCGCTTCTACGGACGCCTTGAACATGGCGCCGCCGGCCAGCACGGACGCCAAGCCGGCCAGCGCGGCCTGAAACTCCGTTACCGGAGCTTTGAGCGACTTCAGACTGGCAGACATATCCGCCGACGCCGACTTGAGCGCGGCGCGCGTGTCCTCGATCGCTTTCTTTGCCGGTCCGGCGTCGCCGCCGAATTTGACGTCGACGATGTCGTCAGCCATGGAATTTGCCCAAAAAAAAGCCGCCCGAAGGCGGCGCGGTGTTCGTTCTTGACGAGGCTACTTTTGGCGCTTGCGCGCGGCTTCCACTTCTTGCCGCCTCGCTTCCTCGTCGCCGATGTCTTTCTCGTATCGCGCCATTCGATCGACGGCAGACAAGTCGGCGCCGGTTACGCGCGCGCTGCGGCCGATGGCCTTGAACAGCTCCGCATGTCGTTTCCAGTTTTCAGCCTGCGCGCGGCTTCTCTCGGCGTCGGTAATGGGGATGTCGGTTTTGAGTTCGAGCGGCTTGGCGCCCGGCGCGCAGGGGCGCTCGGTGTAGCTCGTGCGGCCATCGATCACGCACTTGTATTGCGCCACGGCCGAAAAAGGAAGGAGGAGACAGGCAAGAAGAAAGGCGCGCAGCATGGCGGCAATCCTCAACGGTCGAGCAGCGTTACCCCGAAGTGATAGGAGCCGTCCGGCAATCGGTGCTTGCTGATAATCAGCTCCATCGGCTTGTCGAGTGTGACCAGTTCAATCAGCGCCGATTCCAACAGAATGCCCGACAAGCCCGGAAGCCAATAGCGCGAACCTTTGGCAATCGGTCGGTCGTCTGGTTGATCTGTCCCCACTCAGGCATTCTAACGCGCCTTGGCCGACTGGGTTGACTCATTTGCCAGCGCAACAGCGGCGAGATATGCGCTCCACGTGTAACCCCACACCCCCGCATGCCCGTGCGTCACAAGGATACACGCGGACCGGTCTAGGTCTGCTGCGCGGCATTGGCCAGCGTGGCGCGGGCGGCCTGGGCCAGGGCCGCCCGCGTGCGGAAAAAATGCGGGTTCAGCGCCTTGCAGGCTTCGATCAGCGGCTTGAGTTCGGACGGCGCGCAAGCCTCCATTTCTTCGGTCGTCGCGTCTGACATTTCCGCCAGGTCATCGATGCCGAAATCCTCGAATGCCAGCGCGTGAATCACATCGCAGGACTTGAGGATTTCGCGCCGCCGCAGCCAGTCTCGCACGTCGGCAAAGGTCAGTTCCCGGACCGTGACCACGCGCGGCCCGAGATGCACCTGACTCGTCAGCGCCATCAGGATGCGATCTGAATCTCGCAGAATTGCGAGTTGGTCGCCGCCGAAATCGTCGAGTCTTTAAGCGCCATGAACGGCAAAGACAGTACTCCGAATTCGTCCCCGATCAGAGACAGCGACTGCGCGCTGCCCAACTTGGCCTGCCAGATCTTCGCCGCCAGTTGTTTGCCCGAATTCACGTCGATGCCCTCGAAATGAATCGACACCAGCGGCGCAACCGCCTGCAGCCCCTGCGCACTGGTCGAGAGCAGCGGCGTGTAATCGATGGTGATGGCGTCGCCGGAATTCACGGCCGGCGTAGTGATCGTGCTCGCAATCTGGACGCCGCCGGCAGAGTAGGTGAAATCAGCCGACAGAATGGCCGTCCCTCCCTTTTTCAGCACGGGCGCCACAGTGATGTCGATCAATCGCTTCGTGGCGATGAAGCCGCCCGCATTGATCTTGTAGCCCGCCTCGCCGGTTATCGGGGTCGCCGTTTGCGCCGTCGTCGTTCCCCACATGGCGCGCGCCAAGTTCGCCGCCGTGAAGTGGCGCAAGTCCATTTTTCCGGTAACGGTTTTGATGCGTTTCACGCTGGCGTCCGTGCCGCCTGCCGGGTTCGTGAAGTCCATCAGTTCCTTCTCGTCCGGCTGCAGGGTGATCTCGAAAATGCTGGCGTTTTCGACGTCGACGAAAGCGCGCTGCTCGTAAGTGTTGCTCGTGCTGTACGGGGCGATCCGGATTTTTCCAGACCCCATGTATGCATAACCCATGTGATGCCTCCTATTGTGCTGCTTTGATGGTGATGGGGATGGCGACAACCGCCTGGTCGTCGTAATGATCGATTTCGATAGCGCCGCTGATCTGCGCGTCCATGACCACGCCGCCGAGCGTGTTGCGCTTGGTGATGGCGTCCGGCAACAGCGCGGCGACAACGGAATCAATGATCGGGTTGAGTAGCGTCGTCGGGGCAATCGTCTTGTCTGCCTGCGTATGCACGTAGATGAGCGCAATCAGCGAAAATTGCCAATGGCGATCGCCGCCCGGACTCGTGGTCAGCGTCTCCGTGTGCTGGCTCAGAAACAGCGCCGGTTGCTGCTGCTGCGGCACGTCGTCCCAATGCTTGAGTCGGCGCGATGTCGTGACGAACCCGGCAACGGCCGACAGCTTGGCGAACAGCGCCGCATAAATGGTCTCGCGAGCGATCATGTGAAGGCCACCTTGGCGGCGTCACGCAGCGCCTGTTCCATGCCTTTGACGATCTCCGGCTTCATCTCGGCGAGCGCCGGCCGCAGGAACGGACGCGCAGCGTACTTGATCTGCCTCGAGAACGCGCGGACGGAAATTTGCCGAGGGTCCTTGACCTTTCGCCCAAAGGCCACCGTCATCAGGCGAGAGTGCGCCTTGACGTTTTCCGTTCCGGAAAATCCCATCTCGTGACGCTGCCCATAGACAACATTTGTGCCGACGAAGCCATAGACGCGCGCGCCGTCTTCCTCGACGCGGGAATTGATCGAACGGCGCAGCCTGCCGGTGCGCACGTGCAACACCTGATCTGATAGCTTGGTCTCCTGCACCCGCTTCTGCAGGGCAAACGCCAGACGGGTGACGCGCTTGACCAGTTGCGACTGCAACTCGGGGCCGAAATGGGAGAATCGCGCAACCGCTTCGCGATCGCCGACGAGATACCCATCGATCACAGCAGGATGACCTTTCTGTAATTGGATAGCGTCGTCTCGATCGCGTCTGAGAAATCCTTTTGCGAGAACGTGATCGTTTCTCCGCCTATCGATTTGCTGACTTGCCCGATGCGGTCGCGCTCCTTGTAGCGCATCGAGATTAGTTCGATCGTCGCCTGCTCGATTTCGTTTGGCGTAGTGGCATAGCCAGCCGTGTAACTTACGACAACGTTCTGCAGCCCGCGCCAGAATCGATAACCGCCAACGAGAACCAGCTTTGTCTGGGTGAATAGATACCCGGAACCTTGCGCGTTGGCTGCGGCGGGAATCGAAAAGCCTTCGATCGTCAGCGAAGACACGGCCGATACCGGATAGTTGGACAGCGGCAGCACGTAGCCGCCAGTTCCGTCGCGCGTCTCGGTGTACGGCTGCACCGCGATCGTGCGGTTAAGCCACTTCTGAACGTAATCGCTGGCGGCCGAAATCAGCCGCGTCAACAAGGCGTCGTCGGTTGTCGCGGTGACGCCGAGCCACCCTTTGACGTTCGCCAGCGTCGTCAAATCAGCCATGCGTGATTCCCCAAAAGAAAAGGCCGCCCGAAAGCGGCCCTTTCACACCTGGAAGAGACTGGATTACCCGTTGCCGATGTTGGTGATGATGCCCATCGAGAACGGCGCGAAATGCTGCAGCACACCGTCGGCATAGACGCCATACTCGTACTTGCGCGTCTTCAGCGGCCATTCGAGCGAGTAGTAGTCCTGCCGCATCAGCATGCGCGCGACGGCGGTGACGTTGGCGACCGCATACGGCAATTCTGCGGTGTAGAAGAAGACCGTCCCGGCCGGCAAGTTTGGATGCACGATCAGCGGAATCTCGCGACCCACAACCTTGTTCCAGTAGCTTCCGATGACGACGCCAGCAGCGATGCCGTTCGTCTGCGCGTTGATGTTGGCGTTGATCTTCAGCAGCGGGGCGCCGCCGTTGCCGATGACCTTCTTCGTGATGTTGACCAACTCCTGCGAACTGACGTAGATCGTGGACGGCGATGTGCGATATTTGTTGTAAAAATTGACGAACGCCACCTCGAATTCCGAGATCCCGCCCGCGCCGTCCGAAGTCAGCGGCGTGCCGGTGCCAGCGGTGCCGGTCGCCTGCACGGCGATGTACGCACCTGATCCGCTCTTGAATGCCTGCGTCAGCAGCCCGTCAAAGTCCAGCGCGGAAGTGCTCGAGTCCGTTGCTGTCAGCGAGGACGCCAGCTGCGTACCAGTAGCGGCAGCCGTAATCGAAACGCTGTTGATGCTCGTGATTGCGCCCAGCGCCTCACTCCCGGCCGCACCCCAGAACCATGCGTAACCGACCGCTCCATTGCCGGAGTTGGCTACGGTAGCGGCGATACTAGAAGTCGATCCGGTCGTCACGACAGTAGCCGCCGCAGACTTCTGCGCCGAGCCACCGCCAAATGTGTCGGTCGTTCCGTCCGCATTGGTGCGCGTAATCTGTCCCGGCACCGTTGCCGATGCGATGGCGAGGGACTGCCCGATGGCCCCGTTATTGACGCCGACGACATCGAGATACGCTTGCAGCGACAGCGCGACGGCGATAACGCTCCACGTTCCAGCGGCCAGCGTCCCGCCAGAGCCCGATCCGACCAGCGACGGCGTTGGCGTGGTTCCCAAGGCGACGCTCGTATTGCCGCCGAGGATCAAGCGCTCCTCCTGGATCATGGTCGCCTGCAACGTCTGCAGGGTTGCCAACGCCTTGAGGTCTTCGTAACCCTTGCCGGCGTACTGCGCTTCAAAGGTCACGCTGTTTTCCAGCCCATATCCGCGAAAAGCCGCGAAGTATTCGGACAAAGTGTGCGTGATGGTCCCGCCGCGCTTGCCTTCGGCGATGCCGGCGCGCGTGTTGCCGGCGTTGATGTTCGTGATCGCCTTCCAGTTCGCTTGCGTCGCGAACCCGCCGCCGATGCGCGCGATGCTGTTGCGCAGCGGCGTAAGGACGGGCCACAGTTTGAGCGACGGGGCTTCGAGGTTGTACGCCTGCAGGCCGGTCGTCGCGCTGCCCGGCGCGGCAAACGTCTTGATGATGTCATCCGGTTGCGATTGCGCCACCTTCAGCAGCGCGAGAGTTTCGGCGGTGGTATTTGCGCCCATGGTGTTTTGCTCCAAAAAAAAGCCGCCTCAATGGCGGCGAATGGCAAACATGAAAAAGGCCGCAACGCGGCCGGATTGTTGAAAAATCGATTACTTGACGACAGGCGCGCCCGCGCGGATCATCTTGATGAGGGTCGCGGCCTCGTTGATGTCGCCTCGATGGTCGATAACAGGGGCAACCTTGCTGGCTGGCTCATCTTCCGCGCCGGCATCTTCGCCCTTTGCCACCGCGCGGAGAAATGCCTTGCCGGGAGCGGGCAGGGCTTCCAGCTCTTGCACTCGCTTCTGCAGTGCGTCGCGCTCTGCGGCAATCTTGACGGCTTCGGCCTTCGCTAGATCTAGCTCGCCGGCCACCTTCGCCAGATCGGCAGCAGCTTCCGCTTTGCTGCCATCTTCGTCGTCGCAGTCCTTGTCATATCCTGTGCTGGCAAGATGGTCGCCAGCTTCGCGGATGGCCTGATGCGCCTTGGCGAGCTTGTCGCGGGCGGCGGCGGAAAACTTCGCTCCGGCCTTGGCAAGGTCGCCGGTCTTGTCGGCAAGCACCAGATCCCGAGCCGCCGATTGCTGCGCCAAGCTTTGGAGGTCCGTCAGCATCTCGGCAACTTCCTCTGCGGCCATGTCCTGCAAGATTTTCGCGCCCTCTTTCAGCCAGTCGCGCAGCGCCTGCGGCACAGGCGAAGAGTCGCCTTCGCTCTGCGATTCCCATTCGCTGCTGGCGCAAATGCTTGCCAGCGAATCCAGCACATCGGCAAGTCGAGTGACCGTGTACAAGCCCTTCTTCAGGTCTTCTTCTGCCGGCAGATCGGCCTTCGCAAGCTCAAGCAATCGCTCTGCGGAAATGGCGCCCTTATTGAGCAGATCGGCCAGCGCATCGACCGCCGGCTCTTGATCCGCGTCGCCGTCGATCTTGCAAACGGTGATGACCGCTTCAGGATTGGCCGGGCGATCTACAAGGGAGATTTCCACGAGCTTGAGTCCCTTGATAATCGACTTGTTCAGCTCGTCGCGACTGGTCACTTTGCCACCGATGGAGAACCCCTTGTAGACGTTCGCCTGCACCTTCTTGACCGCCTCCGAATCGACGATATGCGCGCCGAAGAGCGTTCTGCCGTCGTCTTCCACCCGGCATTCGATGGCGGTTCCGGCGGCGGATGGCTGGTGCATCTCGCGCACGGCTCCCCATTTCATGTAATCGGGGATGGCGGCCTTCATGGCCTCGGCTGTAACCGTCTCGCCGTCCGAATCAACAGCCTCGCTCGATGCGTAACCCCAGACCTTGATCGTTCCGTCGTCCTGCGATTCGGTTTTGCTGATTTCTGCGTACAGTTTCACTTGCTGATTCTCCTGGAGTTATGCGCGGATCTGGCCTGGTCTGTTTGACGCGATCAGGCCCTTACTGACGAGGTACGGCAATCCGGCGACAACGCGAGGGTCATCGAGCGAGAACGGGCCGGTTGCAGTCGCAACGAGATAGAGAAACTGCGCGATTTGCGCGTCAGTCTGCTGCGCCGCCAGTATTGCCGCCATCTCAGCTCCGGTGAATCGGTCGCGGAACTGTTCTGCCGTGACGTAGCGATCTGCCGGCGCAGCCTCAGCCGGCTTGACGGTAATCGTGTGCGCGAAGGGATCGACCAGCAAATTTGCTTCGCCATGGTCGGCAACCGCCTGCGCATAGCCTGC